AAGGCTCCGTCAAGTAAAGCATTGCCATCATTATCAACAGTAGGGTCAGTTGCTTTAACACCTAAGTACCGATCATCAAATTGGTCATACAATAAGGTAGTAGCAGTTTCACTAGCAGCTGAAGCTACCTGAGACGCTAAGGCAGCTGAGGCAGATGCAGCAGAGCTTAAAGAACTAGACAATGAATTAATAGCACTAGTGTCTGCGTCTGTAGCTGAAGCACTCGCTGAGTTAGCTTCATTGATAGCTGTAATAGATGCAGTAACAGCTTGTGAAGAAGCATTGAATGCTGCACTCTGTGAACTAGCTGCATTACTAGCACTAGTCTGAGCATTAGCTGCTGCTGTTTCTGCTGAGTCTTTGGCTCCTGTAGCTTCTTGGAGTTTTTCATTAAGAGAGTCGATTAACTGATCAACTGTGTTTGCTTCAGGTGAGGGTGTTTCACCAAAGAAAAAGCTATTAGTAGCCATTCATACACTCCTTATTAATAATTAACATTAGGGTAAACTGACTGGATACTCAAGGTTGCTTGATCCCATTCAACAGTACGGCTTTGCTCTTCTACTTCATTATAAATAGTATTGTAACGACCTTCAAACAACTCTCTGCGGTCATCCACAAAGTAGTCAGCAGCAAAAGATAATGCACCATAGACCAACAGATCAGGTGCAAAGTTAGTTAAAGAGTTATCAGAAGTATCAGTAGGTAAGTCATCAAACTCACCATAATAGATAAGACTAATAGGAGTGTCTACAGGTGGTATAGGTTTCACTAGGAGACCACCACGAACACGAGTATAAACTTTAGGAGCACCTTGAGCCTCTGGGAGGCTTAGGAATGTCCCATAGTCTTTGTACTCCAGCATAGTTTGGCCAGTCCAGATATACTTCATACTTAAGAAGTCAGCTGGTAATGATAATAGATTATCACCTACATCATTAGAAGTGTAGTTCTGTTGTCTCTCCATGGGAGCTATACGTAAGGTACGCTGTATCCGACTCAAAGCCAGATCAATAAAAGTATCTGCTGTAGCGTCTGAACAGTCATTACGGTTTAGCAAAGCTAACACTTGAGTTCTGATTTGAGCCTTATTCATTATTACACCGCCTTATTAGTAACGAGGAAAGCATCTAGGTTTTCATGCTTTAACTTAGCTACGATCTTCCTAACTGATTCATTCTGGAAGTCAAAGCCTTCTCGTTGCCACTTCTCTACAATCTCTACAGGGATAGAGGCAACGTGCATATAATTCTGTTCTCGGACACTCGTAGACTCTTCACGCTTATGCTTAAGGTTGTCTAAGAAGCTCTGGGGTATCTCTTGGTATCTCTGGATGACTAGACCATCAGTGTTCTCATTAATGGTATAGTCAGAGTCATAATATTTTATATCTTGATTATTCATAACATCTCTTGTTTATAAAAAAGTGGAGGAAGGAGAGAGAGGTTTATCCCCCACTGTAAAGGCTACTCTCTTTGACAGAGGTCTTATAAGAAAAGAGGAGGCCGAAGCCTCCCCTCTAGCACTAACTCAGATTAAGGCAAGTTAGGGTTCGTACCTGACAAGTTAGTAATACGACCAGTACCCTTGTAGTTCTTATGCTTCAAGGAGAACTCGCCTACGATCAAGTGACGATCACTGTCACCAGTCTTAGCTAACAACTCACGAGTGAATGGGCGTAAGGTAACCAACGACCACATTGCAGGGTCCATCAAGAGAGCTTCAGTAGCTTTGAGGAAACGGTTTAAGACAACTTTCTGCTCACCAAAAGGAGAGACATAAAGGTCTACAACGTTAACAACAGTCATACCAGTAGCGAAATCACGAGTACGGCCTGATGCAGCAGCAAAGCCAGCAACAATCAATGAGTCAGCTGGTTTGATCATGAGGTATTTAGCCTCTGAACCTGCTTCATACATCTTTTGGTTAGCTTCAAGAACAGCAGCTTCAGTGATAGGACCAGCTGGTGTACCAGCAGTAGCACCGTTACCGTCAATCGTAACAGTCACATCAGCAGAGATAACAGCAGTGCTGCTAGGATCAGTACCGAATACGTTAGCAAAGGTACGAGCTGAAGAACCATCTGCACCAGCAGAAGCATTCTGAGCTTTACCAACTAAGTGGTACTCTAATTCACGCTTGAGCTCATCAGCCTTCTTTGAGAGCTGGTAAGCTGTTTCCTTAGCACGGCCATAGGTGCTAACCACGTCAGCAGTAGCAGAGACGTTAACAGTCTTCTGCATGATCTGGGTGTAGTTAGAACGCATGATGGTTGGAGACATTGTGCTGTCTGAAGCAGTAAAGCCTTCAAGCTGAGCGTTGTCACCAACACCAGCCAAAGAGTCTTCTTGCCATTGGTATAAACGGTTAGAAACACGCTCACCTTTGATTAAAGACTGAAATGGAGTCTTAGTAGGTGAAATGTTGCTGATAACATCACTGATGTCTTCTTTGATACCGACCTGGTCATAGGTCTTGAAAAATGTAGAGCTCATTTAGATTCCTTTCTAAAAGATTATGGGAAGGTTACGCAGACCAACGACTTAAGAACAATTCTGCTGCATCATCTAAATCACCTGAAGCCTTAAGACGCTGAGCACTCTCTGCCATCTTATTAGGGTTCATAGCTTTAGGGTCACTAGCTTTAGTAGTCTTTAACATCTTCTTGGGAGATAGATCCTTCTTCTTTGTAGCGATCTTCTTACCCTCATCGTAAAGACGAGCCTTGTGAATGATTTGAATAGCAACAGGGTCAACCAAGCTATTCACCATTTCTTGGGGCATACCATGATTGACAGCATATTCCCGAATAGAATCGTAGAGGTTAGTATTCCAGTTCGGGATGTTCTCTTTAAGTACCTTGACTGCGTCAACAGCAGCTTCTTTAAGCTTTTGTTGTTGCTGAGACTGACTCTGTTTAAGAAATGAGTCTGCCTCTTCAGAGACAAATCTAAAGTCTTCATAAGCTGCTTGAGCTTCTGCTCGGAGTGCTGCAAATTGATCTGTGTCTAACTGCTTACTAGCTAAGAGCATATCGACTTCTGAGTAAGGTTTCCACCGTTCCTCAGCCTTCTTATACATCTTATCTAATATAGCTGCTGTCTTCAGAGACTCTTGCTCCATCTCTTTACGTTTAGCTGCAACTTGCTGGGACTTCTTTGTCAAGGAAGCTTCTTGTCCATAGAGTCGTTTAAGGTCTTTGACAGATACCTTCAGGACTTCATCGTCTACTTTGATTTCAACTAATGACTCATCCTCTAAAACCTTTTTAGGGTCAGGGTCTGTATCTTCAGTCTCAGTCTCAGCTTCCTCAGAGTCCTCTTCAGGGTCTTCAGTAACCTCTTCACTATCTACAACTTCTTCTTCCTCGCCCTCTAGGTCTTCCTGCTCTGTAGACTCTGGGGCTTCCGTATCTTCTTCAGGGGGTGAGGGTGAACTTTCGTTGGCCTCGTCTTCCCAACCTTTCAGAAATCCTTCAGCAGCATCTTCGGTTGTATCAAAATGCAGGGCTGCTTTAGAATTATTACTATCCACGCCTTGATTGGTAGTGGTTGACATATTTTATTCCTCTACTATGTTTAAGTTTGTTTTAATGTTCTCTTTGATGGTTACCCATTCTTGTAGAACACTTATTACTTGTTGAATAGCGTTAGCTTGGAAATAAGAAGACTCCCTAAGTTTGTCATCCTCTGGTTTAGAGGTTAGAAAAACATTTAAATGGTAGTCAACTATATCCTTGATAGCTAAGCCAAATACTTCACTAGATAAAAGCTCTTCAGCCCTTACCCCTCGATCTAACATATCTTGATCAGTCATACTGCTCTCTCTCCTGCTGTTAATTAAGCGTTAGGACTAATAATGGCTTTCTTATTATCGCCAGAGATAGTCTTAGCCATCTGAACTTCCTCAGCAGCAATAGCAGCTCTAGAAGTACTATCAAACTCTTTACGCTCCAGATCACGTTCAGCCTTAAATTGATCCAGTTCAAACTTCATACGATCAAGCTCAATTTTCATAGCTTGCATCTCGGCTGTAGTCTGTACCTTCATAACTTGAGCCTGTACAGAAGCCTCTTGAGAAGCTACCTGACGCTCTTGGAGTTCCATCTGTTTCATAGCCATTGGGTCTGGCTGTGGGGGCGGTATCTGGTCTGGTGGTGTTATAAAGTCATTAGTGTTCTTGATGCCACTCTTGTCTAAGATAGTCCGTATCACATTGTATTTGTTTTGTGCTTGATACATTGGAGCCATCTGAGGGTCTTGAGACATCATCTGGTGATAAGCTAGAAACTTGTTAGCTTCAGCTTCAGACTCACCATAACCTAGCTTCATCTCTACCATAACGTCAGCCCGTTCATCCCAAGTTGAGGGGTACATACGGGTAAAGTTACCAGCAATCTGTAATACCTTTTCTTCACGTTCATTAGCAGTCACTAGACGGTAAACCTCTAGGTAAAGCTCAGTTAAGAACTGGTAAGCAAAGTTACGAGCTAAGATTTTCTCACGTTGCATAGAGAGAGACACAAGGTTCTCAACCATGGCTTGTGAGTTTTGCTTAGATACTGCGTCTTTATTTAAACCTTGTGATAATTTAGAGACA